TCAAGTTTTTGCATCAAGGTTGGTAGTGCCTGATGAACTGGTGCCTAGCACCAATAGCAATTCATCTTTGATGTATTTAATCATCTTGATGATTGAAAAGCCGTTGTAACGTGCCACAGCACCGAGTACCACCAGCACAAATAGCAATGAAGTGATATAAAAACAGGCAATCAAAAAGGCTAAGTTACCCAGTGAATGCACGCCATACTTACCAATGGTAAACGCCATCGCACCAAACGCACCAATCGGCGCAGCTTTCATCAAGATTTCAACCGCTTTAAACACAGGCGCAGATAACTCTTGAAAGAAGTTTAACACGGGACGAGCACGATCACCCACGGATGCTAACGAAACACCAAACAGCACTGAAACAAATAACACTTGCAGGATATTCCCTTCTGTCAGTGGACTTACCATGGTTTCCGGAATGATATTCATCAAAAAACCGGTAATGGTACTATCGTGCGCTTTGCTAACATACTCAGACACTTTAGCCGCATCTTTCCCTGTTGCCAGAGTAGCGGGATCGATATTGAGACCCGCGCCCGGTTGCAGCACATTGGCAACCACAAGACCGATAATCAATGCCAAGGTTGAAAAGGTAATGAAGTACAGCATCGCTTTACCAGCAACACGGCCGACTCGTTTCATATTGCTCATACCAGCAATACCCGTCACCACTGTCAAGAAAATAACGGGGGCGATAATCATTTTAACCAATTTAATAAATGCATCACCCAGTGGTTTCATTGCCTCACCCACTTCTGGGGCAAAGACGCCAAGCAAGATACCCAGTACAATGGCGATAATCACTTGTACATACAGAATTTGGTACCATTTACGGGGTTTGGGGGGTTCCACGAGTGTCGTGGTATCGATAGGTATCATGACAGATACACTCCTTTATCTGACGAACCCTAAAACTGGGATAAGGTTACATTTGCGATAAAAATTGTGGAACAAATTTAGCCAAATAGTCGCACAACCTTTAGAATTTTATCAGCAATCATTAGAAAATCTAACGGATTACAGTGCTGCGTATATTAACAATGTGATAACGTATCAGCAAGGTAATTTTCAACATTATTGTTAAGCTGCAATGGGTCACATAGAGGCATTAAAACAATCCGTTCTATCAATATTTTTAGCCGCAGGATTGGTGAGTTATTAAGCGTTTTTTGCTTCAATATTTTGCTTAACATCAGCGCAAGGTATGAAGCCCAGATATAAAGCCAAGGTGTTCAGCATAGTTATCTAACTTTCTATTTAGCTTTCTTTCGCTAATATTTTTTGCATTAACGTAAAAAAGTGCTTGCATTGTTATTTCACTTGTATATAATAGCCACCACAATTTGGAAGCTTGGCAGAGCGGTTGAATGCACCGGTCTTGAAAACCGGCAAGGGTGCGAGCCCTTCGAGAGTTCGAATCTCTCAGCTTCCGCCATATATGTAAACGGCTGAAACCTAGATATATCAATGGTTTCAGCCGTTTTTTATTGTGCGGTATTTGTTGCTATGGGCATATTCATGGGCTAATGCCCGCGGGTATAAATATTCGCGAATGCCCATAAATAAAGGCTTGGCGGTTAATTACCGTCAAGCCTTTGTGATTTTGGTGTGTGGGCTATATTATTTGTTAAGCGCTTCAGCCAGTCCGTTAATAATATGCTTGGTATCCTGGGGAATAAATTTACCATAATGTTTATGAATCATGGTGGTATCTGCGTGCCCAAGTTGGTTAGCTAGCCACTCTGCTGATACTGCGCCACTCGATAAAACCTGACTTGCATAGCTATGTCTTGCATTATTCAATGAGCGATATGGCACTTGGCATCTATCCAAATGCCTTTTCCATAAAGTTTCCATGCGTTTATAGGTATAATGAGTACCAGTATCTGGGTTATACCAAAGCCATGTTAGTTTGTGCTTGGTAGTAGTTAGATTATCCCGCTCTAATAAGTTAATGGTTTGAGGTTTGTTATTTTTAACAATCTGTATCTGTGATTCTAAGGCTTGTAAAACAATTGGTAATAATTCAATTTGGCGTTTACGGCGGCGGTTCTTTGTCGCTCGATGCTGGTTATCAACATAGCCACGTTTAACAAATAAATGACCATTGGCAAGATCAAGATCTTCAACCGCTAAAGGGATTAGTTCGTGGCTAGACAAACCACTCCAAAGCATGACTGTCCATAGGTTTTTTAAGGCAGGATCTTTCTCACTATTAATGATGATATCTATTTCGTCACGGGTATAGGGATCGATATCTTCACTATCCTTCTCGCCTAACTTGATAAACTCTGTGGGGTCATTGCGGTTTTTTTCATGTCGGGCCCAATATGACCAAATAGTGCGAAAAATCATGATTAAGTCCCTAATGGTTTTGACTGATAGTTTTTTGGTTAGCACTTTATAAACCCAATGTTCAAATTGTTCGGTGGTGATTTTGGCAATGAGTTTGTTTCCCCAGTAAGGTCTAATGTGATTTTCCATTTTATTTTTATAGGTTCGCCATGAGCTGGGCGCCACAATGGCTTGCTCTGTGGTTTCCCAAATACTGATATAATAATTAAAGTAAGCCTGTGGACGTTTTGGACTATTGGGAAATACCTGGTTCCTGTCAAATATGCCCAATTTGATTTGCTGGGCAATCATATCCGCTGTCGCTTGCGCTTGTTTGATGTTTTCAGCCGTTGGTGGTGTGTTATACAGCGTTTCTCGTTCACGTTTGCCATCAATTTTCCACCAGATGCGGATGGATGTTTTAAGCTTTTCGATACCTGCAGACATGGTTAAGTTTCCTTGTAATATTTTTTGACAAAAATAGGGGTTCACCGGGCATTAGCCCAGTGAATTTATGGCAACTTTTTGGCTATTTTTCTTGGTGTTAGCGGCAGGAAACTGTTATAATAGGCTTGGTTCTATGGTTTCCCTGCCCTAACATCGTTAGGGCATTCTAATTTTTATCCCATTATTTCATCACCTTGTTCTAAGTATGTGATGACTTTGCCGTTTCTGACCAATATTGATAGGTCATCTGTTACTTTGTAACCATTTTTTCTTGCATAAGCCTTCATTCTGATAATTAACTGCGCCAAGCTAAAAATACCGTCATCCGTTTTTACCATTGTATTATCAGGCATCTGAACAACATGGTAATTTTCCCGATGATGATATTTGGCGACGTGCTCACAGACATTTTTAATGTTACCTGCTAAGTACAGTTGTGATTCAAATTGGTAGAGATGCCATTTCATGGTTTACTCCTTGGTGTGATTGCATTGGCATTGGTCGCAAACGATCCCTATATTTTGGTGATAGATACAAAGATATGCTGGGCGGTAAAGATGGCAAATTGCACATTGGCATGGCTGGTATTTTTTGTATTGAATATCGCCAAGCCAAATACTATCGCTTCTCATCGCCTATAACCTCGCTGTTTTTTGTCAAAGTATTGTTGGCATTCGATGCAGCGGGTAACGCTCCCCAATTGTTGACGTTGCAAGGGGATATGGTCGCCACAGTCTTGACATTCTGCCAAAGAGGGTCCGTTAAATTTTGGGGCGTTAGCAATGGCGCGCTCAATGGATTGTTGGGCGACGTCATTGGCTTGGTCGATAATGTCAGTCATTATTGTTTCCTTATTGGGACTGTGTGGCTGGTCGGCGAAACAACCAGCAACGGATTGAACGATTTTCTAGCCGTGATGACACGACCTTATTCGCCGCGATAAACTTGTAATGAACAGACAACCTTAACGCCTCTTGGATGTCTGCCTGAGGCGGCAAGTCATACATAAATTCCCTTGCAGCTTGGTAAAACTGGGGCATATTGATAGCAATAATCTCTGGTGACTTGCTGTGATTGAGCACCTCGTCCTTTGCCATCTGTGAGTTACGATGCGATAACCGGTCATACACATCCCAAAACTGGATTACTAATGGGTTTTCGCTGTTTAAGGCGTCATCTCGTTCCATTGCCATTGATAGTAGTTGGCTTTGCATGGCTTGGGTGTAAGGCTGTAGCTGTGGCAGTACATGGGTCGCCAAAGCGATAAACATGGCATAAAGCTGGGCGTGACAGTGAGCAACACGAAAGGATTTAACCCCACTGTCTTTGAGCCATGTTTCAAAGGGGATTTTGCTGTTAAAAAAGGTGTCTAAAATCGCCCGTTCTTGCTTTAAAAAGTCATCGAGGAAGTGACTGACTTGTTCGATTTCATAGCTTTCGATACGACGGGCAGCGGCTTCGGATGCTCGGGTTTGAGTCTCGGTCTTGAAAAATAGGTGGCAAATCCGTGAAAGAATGGCTTTGGATGCTTGTACTTGTAAGTTCTGGCTGATGATAATTGAACCACGGAACGGCGGTTCATATACTTCGTTACCGTTGTTTTTCATGCCCCGTGTACCAATGCTCCCACCATCGTATAAATTCTTCAGCTCGTCCCAATTGAATTGATTATTACGTCCACCACTGGCGGCATTATCACGGTCTGATTCAATCAGTACCGTGGGCATATTGGACGTTTGGCTAAGGGTGCGTAGTCGTCCTGCCTTGGTGGACTTATTGGGATCGATGCCCTCGTGATTGTCCCGTCCAATTAGTCGCCAAAAGAAACCTAGTAATGTCGATTTACCTGTTCCTGGTTCACCGACGATTTCTAAAAATGGGTATGATTTTTGTTTGGCACGAATTTGTTGGACAACAAGACTGCCTAAAAATCCTGTCAAAGCGACAATGCCCTGTATCCCCCACCCTTCAACGATGTCATGCACCCAGTTGATAGGCTGTTTTGGGCGTTCGTGAATGCTGATTACAGGGGATGCGGCAAGGGTTTTGATATTGACGTTATTGGGGAGTTCAAAAAAATCGTCTTTGTTAATGGGATAAGTCACGCCATTTTTAATCACCCGGTCATTAAAAATGTAGGCTTGGTGCTGGTCACAATATCCGATATAGTCCACGGTCTCGACACGGTCGATGTCGCTAATCATGTCGATTAAGATGCGGTCTAGCTGATTGCTATTGCCCCGATAGATGACACCCGGGGCGACGGCTAGTAAGCGTTTTTTGAACTCACTGGCAGATGATAGCTGTGAGCCTGTAAAGGTGTTTTTGCTGTCGGCTTGTTTGGGTGACTTGATGCGGATGTAGTACCAAGATTCGTCAGTAATTAGATTTTGCTGATAATACAGCGGCTCGATGGCACAGTTGGCGATTTCGTTGACTGACATGCAGCTATTTAGGGCGTCAGACTGTGCGTTGGCTTCAGCTTTTTTAATGTCATCTTCGGTCGCATCGGGCGCATAGGTAAAATGACTTTCAAACGCTTTATCATAACTATCGATGTCAATTTTTACCCAGAAGGTGCGATTATCAAAGGTGATGTAAAAGTTGGTATTGCCATTACGGTGATAGACCAGCTTTGCTTTGTCTTTGGCGTTTTCGGCAACGAGTAGTTGCCCATAGTAGATATAGTTTTCCATATCTTCAGGGCTAAGTTTTTTGGCTTTGTGCAGGTCATTCCAATCTTGTTTTTTGCCATACGGCGGCTGTATCGCGGTGGCTTCAAAACCTTGTTGCCGTGCCTTGACAATAAAGTCCTTGGTGTAACGTTGCCCTGCCTTGTCGTTGTCGTAGGAAAAAACCAGCGTGGGCAATGTCAACCGTAAACGATCACATTGGTCTTTGATTTGTTGTAGTGTGATATGGGGGTAGTTATTGCAACTGATACTGGATATCGCATGATAACCATGCTCCATCAGTGCCATTGCATCAAAGATGCCTTCGGTGATAAAGATACGTTTGACCAATGACAGTTTACCCATCATATCGGGTGGTAGCCATGCCAAACCACCAATACTGAACCCTGTTTTGATTTTGGCTTTGCTGTCATCTTTGGCAGGGTCAATTAGTCGTTCCCAGTAACCTTGTGTATTGTTGTCGGGATTGGTAATTGCAAAGCGAATCGTAGGGCTGATGTGGCGGGTGCTAAAATTTTGATAGGTTTCTTGATCGTAGCAGTTGTGCCAGCGTTTGATATCTAGTCCACGTACTTCTGACAGATAAGCATCGGCGGTGGCTTTGGGGTTTTGTGGTGTGGGCGGTGAGCGTTTGACGACACTGACAAACAAATCTGGGTAAAGGTTGCGGGTGGATTCCTGATAGCCACAGTTGTTTTCTCGACCGCATTGGACAGTAACAGGGTTATCCGCCCCTACGAATAGCTCTTTTTTGCCACAGCTTGGACATTTGCCATAACGTAAAAACTTGCCGTCTGGACTGGTTTTCATGGCGTAATCGGATTTGAGACGGGATAGTATCTCGTCACGGATTTCGTGTTGCATGGTGGCTCTCGGTTCTGGTTCTATGGTGCTAAATTAGACTTCTGAGGTTTGTCTTTCTTCCATTTTGCTGGGTAGTACGTCTTTGATGTACTCTTCATGACTGCGAAAAATCCTGCCACAGTTGAGATTGGTACATACTCGTATAATCTCGCGTAATTCAGGCGTAATATAGCGACTACGATTGAGTCTGGTATGGCTGTGACAGGTGGGACACTTCATAAATTTTCCTTAATTTTTAACCATGGTTCTGATTTTGACAGTGGATTGGTTGATGGATTCACGGATGAGGTAGGCAATAAATTCTTGCACTGTCATGCCATGTTCATCGGCTTTTTGCTGTAGTAGACGTTGTTCATGAGGGGTTGGGTAAATCATTATGTCTTTCATGCGGTTACCCCTTCAGATGATTGTTTGGCTTGGTTAGCCTTAATTTCATCAATATACTTTTCATTTTCCCATCTCAGGTTGTGTTCACCAGCTCGTCCAAAGCTGGCAACGAATAATCCTTGCTCAACCTGCGTTAGCGTTGATTGATTAAAATGGCCTTTGAAAACAACCTGTCTTAAGTTATCAACGATTGCGCCTGCATCTGAATAGTAGTTGGCAATGATTGGTAAGGTGACGCAAGGTAAAATCTCTTCTACTGGCAATGGGATTGAGCGTTCGCTTTGAAATACTGACATACACTGTTCCCCTATAACGGCATACATAATTGCGATGAATTATTGTTGCGGTTATTGCGTTGCGGCTTGTCAGTACCAAAGACGGTGCTGAATGGCAACTCGACTACACCCTTGCTTGGCAGTATCATGGCAATGGGTTGGTCGTTGAACATGATTGTGTGAAGCTTTGATATGGCTAGTTCTCGCGCCAAGGTGGCCACTTCAATGCCTGCTTTTTCGGCATGTGCAAGTAGGATTTGGTAGTCGTAATGGTCTAGGCTGATTTTGACAAAGTTGTCTTTAAGCTTTTTGGTATTGGGGTTCATGGTTATGGTTTCCTTGGTGGGTTATTGTTTTTGGGATTGTTCTAATGCTAAGCCTGCCTGATAACGACGCATGGCAATAAATGACATGGAGCGTTGTTCTTGTTCGGCAGTTTTTGTTAGTTCGGCGTGGTCTTGCTGTTCTAAACGGATGGGTAGAATGTGACGTCTTGCATATGGCAAACGCTCTTTTGGCTGTGATTGATGACTCATTGTGGTATCCTATGCGTTAATAATAACGTATCATATTAATACGTTTCTAGAATATTACGTTATTTTTCACTTATCATCAAGCGAATTTTAATTTAATTTTCACTTATTTTAATGCGGATTTTAGAAAATGAATGAAAATCAACGTATTGGCGAACGGTTGGAAGCTGAAAGAAAGCGACTGGGTTATACAGCTATTGAGGTTTATAATAGTTTGGATATTGCCCAAACGACCTACAAGGGCTATGAGACAGGCAAGCGTGATATTTCGGCAGGGCTTTTAGCTCAACTATGGGATATGGGCTTTGATGTGTTGTATATCGTGACGGGGGTGTATGCTGAATCTGCCAGTACCAATGATAGAGTCATACAGCACAGATTGGTTAGACTGCCAGAAAATACGGATACCAATGTACTATCGGACAGTCTATTGGTGGCAATGTACCACGCAGAAGAAGCCTTGATACAGGCGGGGGCAGTGGCAGAGAAAGATTATAACTATCAAGATTTGTTGATGGCGGCTAGTACAATGCAGCAAAAAAGGACTAAATAATTTAGTCCTTTTTTTATGGTATAAATTTTAAATATCATCCGCTAAGATTTTTAGTAAATCCCGGGCTTTGATATCGATTCGTGTGCCCTCGGGCAGTTGTTCCAAAGTGGCGATTAGTATCTGTCGATAAGCCCCTACCCTGTCTATCTGTTGAATCAGTTGTTGTTCTTGCTCATCGACTTGTTGGCAAGTCCTTGCCATTAGGCTGAATCCATCATTGTCAACATTAATATCCGCCACTTTTATTCTCCTGTATTGTTGTGGGTGAAAACACAGTTTACTGGTTTTTTAAGCGCATTTGCACGGAAGCAATAAGCTAAGCGTCGTTCATTGTCGCCTGAATGGTAGTAGCTGGTTTCGCTATTGATGATGCGTTTATGACTGTATGCCGGGTGGGCTAGAAAATAACCTGGTAATTTGTGGTAGTCATCGGCATACAGGAGGTTTTGTTCTTCTAAAAGGGCTTGGATACGGGTGACGGATAGCCAGATATAGCCAGCCGATAAAAGTGATGGGCAATCAGTGAGCAGCTCCCATGAAAGTAAACCCTCATCGATACAGTCGTTCAGGTATTGCCAAAATAGACTGGCCTCAACTTGTGCTGGTGTATGTGGCATTCTGATCATCCCATTTTTGTGATACAGATAATCGACGATGTTATTGTACTTTTTGGCTTGTTTTGGGGTCGCTAGGGGACGCTTGGGTAATACCGGTGGGCGATAGTTGCGGGGTAGTTTGGGTCTGACCCGTTGCCGTGTGACGGTGGTGTTTTTGGGGTCGTGAAAAAAAGCGGTGATAGAATCGGCAACGCTGCCAATAGATAAAGTGGTCATGATAGTTTCCTTTGATAGACTTGGATAACCATCACACTACTCTGCGAAAAATAGGGTGATGGACTGAAACAGGGTTCGCAGTGCCGCTCAAAGGTCAAACGGTGAGTCTTTCGACTCCCCTGCTCCAATCCACCATAATGTAGGCGTAAAGATACGCCAACGTGAGTTGGAACGACAGACAATAAAAAACCGCCAATCCGTCACCCAAAGGTAACTATGCGGTCATTATCTGACCTTTGAAAGTAAACAGGCTGCGACCCCCGACCTAAAGATTTTGCTTTAGGATTGATTAAAGCGTATCATAATGATACATTAATAGCAAGTATGGATTTTATTTTGGGAATAGGATTTTTATGCGTACATTGGCTTTGGTATTTCTCAGTTTTGCACTGGTAAGCTGTAGTAACTCATCACAAACAACTAATAATGCTACTGCTTCAGCTCCTGAAGCCAATGTTAAAAATGAAGTCATTTGGTATGAAGATGATTTGTCAAAGCCTATCAATAAAGTAGGTGTATCAGATGCTGAAGGTATTATTAAAAACGCTAATGTGAAAGTATATGGCACTGATAAAAGTACAGACCCCAATGGTGAACTTAGAAATATTTATATTTTAGGAAAATCTAATCTTGATGCGAAGGTGGCGATTAGCCCTAGTACGTTGGTGATTAGTTGGTTTCAAGTCAATGAATCTGAGTCAAGTTTGACCCAAAGCCAAGAAAGTCTAAAGGCTGCTTATGCTGTTGCTCGCTCTGCTCTTGGTGAGGAAGGCAAGGAAGCTATTAGGCGTATATCTAGGGGTGGAATGTTTAAAGGTGAGCCAGTGGCTGGATACCCTGCACATGGCTCATGTGTTAATGGGCTGTGTATATTGTCATTAAAAACTAGGATTTAGTTACAAATGCTCTCACAAGGCACACCATCACCATCTCTATCTAATCGACTCACACCGCAATCATTCAGATAATGCCTTGCTTCAGCACAGGTAACCATTTGTTTACAATATCGTTTTGAACCACAACTTGCTCCACTGTCTGATACCGTTGGGGCTATGGTGGTGGCTATTTCTTGGGTCTGGGTTGGTGCTGTCGTCTGTCCCTTACCCATACGTCTAAAGTCGCTCGGATAGGTTGGATTGGGCTGTGACCATAAGCCCGTGGTATTCGACCTTGCGGTAGTCTCCAAGCTCGCATATTCGTTGTCTGTCATATACTCACGGTACGCCCACGCATAGCCGCCAGCTACCATCGCCTTATTGATATTTTTGCCATCATAAAAGGCTTCTGCAATGGTACGACCATATTTGTCAGTACCATTGGTTTTTAATCCTACCACTTTGCCGAATATCATCGCCGATAGGGCTTTTTTTGACGCTTGCCCAAAGTCTTGATTTTTTTCTGGGGCATCAACTTGGTTCATGCGAATTTTTAATTGTTGTTTATCATTGGTCAGACAGGTAAATGTATCGCCATCACTGACACCGACCACCTTACAATTGACATCATAAGTAGACTGGATTGGCTGTTGATTTTCAATAGTCGCTACAGCTGGTTTTGGCGTTGATTGAACAATGATTGGGGTAACGGTTTTTTCAGTGTTTTGTGGTTGGGTTGATACAGCTGGTGTGGTTTTTGTCTCGGCTAATCGCTGAGAATTATTAACTTGACTTGGCGGATTGTCAGCGGGTGTATTTGCCATCCCTATCATGGCAATCAAGAATCCTGCAAACGCTACGACATAGTTTTTGACCTTGCCATTTAGTTTCTTCGATATTCTCTGATAAATCGGTGGCAGCATAACCAATCCACCTAAGGCAATAATGAGTGACGCAATGGGGTATTTTGCAATTGATATTAGTCCTCCTAGTACAAAGAAGATACCCCATACCCATGCAAACGCACTGCCTAAAAAATAAAGTATTTTATTTTGCATTCCATTCATTGAAAATTTCCCACTATACCCACAATATTAATAAGTGTATCACAATGATACATTGTAATAACAATAAATACTTACAGGAAGAAATAAAAGATGGCGGTAAAACAAAAACTATCTGAATTGGCAGATTCTTATATCGGATTTATTGACTATGGGGTGCGTGCTTGGTTTTTTGCTTTTTTCGCATTCCTTACAATACTCGTGATTGAAAGAACTGGCTTCTTTGATATGGCTGGAATTCTACTTCTTTATTGGCTTGTATCTTTGATAGTCGTTGGGCTATGGACTCGTGACTATACTCGTGGGTATGTTCCTGTTTGGTGGCTTCGCTTAGGCTATGGGAAGAAAGCTAAGGCTAGAATGAAATTAGGGGATAGAAAGTTATGAGTAAAATCAGAAAGTTACTTGATGAAGTTCTAGCCTCTGACAAAGAGTACTCCTTCTATGCAGAATTTTCAGGTATTTTGACTTTGGATCTGCCCAACGACTCATCAAATAAACGGAACGAACTCTATAAGGTAATTGAAAAAGGCACTCACCATTTAACGTTTAGTAAGGTTGGAATACTTGATACCGTTTGGGCAGTCAATTGTGAGAATGTTGCGACAAAAGCCGAAGCTATAGAAAACGTACTTGAATTTTTGGCTGATGCGATACCTGATTGTAAAATTGAAAAAATTAGTGTTGCCCTTAGTTTATCTTTGACTTACTTACATAGTAAACATAGTCTAACCAATATGACTGATACAGTGATTGATTATTCTTTATATAAAGATGGAACTTGTCTTCTGGAAGAACATTTAGAACCATCTTACCCTATTATTGCTAACTGGAATAAACGAACTTATGATTGGGATGAGGTAAATTACTTTTAATCAAATACTCGCTTCACACTGAATTTTGCTTGTATAGCCACTACCTGATAGGTCGTGGCTTACTTCTATCACCGTCCATTTATGCCCATCAATATACGGGCGAAACCCCACCACCTGCACGGGACTATCCGCCAAAATATCGGGTCGACCCTGTGCTAATGTCAAATCAAACTTAGCGACCTGCCGTGATTTATCCTTATCCGCCGCTGATGCCTTTGCCACTGCCTCATCTCTATTCTTGGCAGGTTTGGTAATGACGTGTGCCTTGCTATCAGGCAACTTATCTGATTCGTTGACCTTGCCTTTGGTGGCGGTAATATGCTTGGTTTTTCCCGCTTTGGGGTCGTGATAGCTAGCGGTGGTCTCGGTATAGTCAGAATGTCGATCGGCTCGGCTGTAGCGGTGGCTATCGCCGTCTTTGCGGGTAATAGTCAGATTGACTAACGGCTTGCCACTGGCAGATTTGTTATTGCCATTAGGCTTGATAAGTAGTGACCCTTGCTTGATGGTGCAAGTTAGGTCATGGGTCTTGCATAGTCTGTCTAGTAGGTTGATGTCTGACTCTCGGTTCTGGTCGAAGTGGTCAATCATGATTTGGCTCGATGCGGTATCTATCACCAATTTGAGTTCGTGCCGTTGGGCAATGGCTTGGGCGATTTCGCCTAGCTTTTTGCCATGATAGCTTTCAGCTCGCTTGGTTTTGAGTGATGACTTCATATCGGCAGACTTGGCACGGATTTGGATTTGGTCAGGTGTACCGCTGTGTTCGGCTTCATCGATGGTAAAACTACCCTTATCAATCATAATGCCTGTGTCTGGCATGGCAAGGGATAATTGGATTTTATTGCCTTTGGTGGGAAATGGTAAGCGTGCGTCATCGTCTGACAAGGTCAATGATAGCTCATCGGCTTCGAGTCCTTTTTTATCGGTCATCGACAAGCTGATTAACCGCTCAGCGACAATGGCAGTCTGGTCGATGCCTTCAATGGTGATTTTGAATAGGTCGGCTAATCTCATGGGGCTATTCTCTTTTTTAGGCTCTATCTTGGTCGAGTACAGCCACCGATTCACGGTTGCTATCGTCTTGCAGTTTTAGCGTAATATCAAAGCCAATCTTACGGGGGCTGCCATTGGTAAGTAAGTGGCTTTGGTTGCGGTTGATGCTCTCGATATAGAACATCCCATAGAACCGCCCTGTACCATCCAATAGGGCATAGGTTTTGCCTGTGTTGCCCATGGCTATGAGTTCATCAATCGATGCGACATTACTGCCTGCTAGTTCTGGGTACACTACCCCGCTAAAACTGATGGTGTCGTTATCGGGTCCAATGTACTGCATACGCGGACGAACGCCTACCGCGTTGCCTGTACCATAACGGTAGTTGATTTTTTGTTGTAGCTCATCAAAGGCAACTTTGAACGGCTCAAATACGAATAATCCAAGACTGGCTAACATAAAATTTCCTAATCAACTAATCAATATCGGCTAATCGGCTACGGTTGCGTGCTTGTAGATTGCGTTCACGTTGCGATAGCACCCGTTCGACTTCTCGGGCGACAGCTTGGGGGTCGCTTGCCCCATTGATATTGATGGTGATACCGCTGCCTGATGCGTAACCCATTGCCATGCTATTACCACCCATGCCACGGCTTGGCAAGACGGTGGCTCGGGTATCAAAACCTAATGGAGCTTGGTCGCTGATTTGTCCTGCTAGGGCGGTGGTGGCGCTTAGGGGTAAATTGGCGTTGCCCGTAATACCGTTGGCAAGTCCTGTCATCAGGTGACCGCCATAGCTCATAAATACCCGGCTCGGCGAATGAATCGACATAGCAGAGGTGAACGCTGATTTGATACGTCCTGCCACTGATTGGATGCTTGATAGTACACCGCCTAATCGGCTCATGATGCCATTGCGTAAGCCGTCAATCATGTGTCCACCATAAGCCGCAAATTGTGCGCCTAGACCCGCAAAATAACTAAGCACGGCAGCAAAGGCTCGGATAAATAAGCCCACCGGACTAAATGCAGCAATGATGCCTAGTAATGCTGCAACACCACTACTAAATCGTATACCCAGTCCAGACCAAAGACTATTAGCATAGCCAATGACTGAGGCAACCAGGCTATTCCATGTCGATATGATACTTGTTCCTAGTGCCGATGCCCCTGCGGTGATACTTGCCCATAAGCCGACAAAAAATTCTTTGATAGGTGCCCAATTTTGGTAAATCATATAAGCCGCAACAGCTAACAACCCAATAGCAATAAGAATTGGGTTAGCCATCATAAACGCACCCACCAAACGGAAAACATTTACAAGTCCCATTAGGGTTCGACCAATTAACCCAACGGCAGAGAATACCGCCTGTCCGACAAAACCGAACAATGACCACATCATTTTGAGTGGGGCTAAAATCATGTTTAACATACCACCCATGCCGCCTATGGTGACCATTGCAGTACGCAATAATGCGATAGGCCCTATGATAGTCAATGCAGCAGTAGCAAGTACTGCCATCACTGCCGCCAATGCCACAATACCTGCCAATACTCGCATAATCGTGGTGGCAAGCTCTGGATTGGCTTTTGCCCATGCTCCGATTTTTTCGGTGATGCTGGTAATCCATTCAACCAAGTTTTTGATATCGGGGGCTAAGGCTTCGCCAAACGATGCCATGACACTGCTGAACGTTCCCTTGGCACTGTCCCACAGATTGGTTAACGTACTCAGCTGGGCATTAACTCGCTGTTGTAGTGCAGCTTGCTTTTCCATCTTGGCGATGGTTTCATCATAACCAGCCTTGCCTTTATCAATCAGCAAGTTTAACGCTTGGATGGTCTCAGCATCATTACCAAACATATCGGCTAAGATTGGCAAGCGTGATTCCGTTGACATACCTTTAAGCTTTTCTAATTGCTTAAACATATTGTCAAGGCCACCAAACTCACCTTTACCATCGGTAAAGTTCATTGAAAGACCCGAACCTTTTAAAGTTTCGGATATTTTTTGGGTATCCATCATAGCCTTGAAAATTTTGCTGTAGGCATTACCTGCAGATTCACCAGACATGGCGGCTTGGTCTGCCATGACTAGTAACGGTGCCATTGCCTTTGCACCTGCTAATCCTTCTTGCTTAATGGTTTTCATCCCTGCTGATAGCTTGGCAAATCCTGTCAACATATTGGTACTATCGACGCCCAGATAATAGGATTTTTGGATAACGTCCATCAAGGCGGTCATATCGGCTGCACTGGTCTTGGTAGCGTCCTGCATTTTGGCGGCAAACTCGGCGGCATCTGCAAACGGCATTTTCATCACTACAGCAAGGTTAGCAGATGCTTCCCCTACCCCGCCTAAAATATCCTTGAATGAAATCCCTTGCTGTACCAGCTTTGCCATCATACCGCTAAATTCAGCGGTCGAACCTGGTAAGGACGTGCCAAGGCGTTCGGCTAAGGCGTTAATCTTTTCAAACTCGGGTGCGACTTTGCCTGTAGCGTCCATCATCGATACTTTAAGTCCCATCGCTGCGTCTTCAGCTTGGGCATACTCTTTAATTGGCAGAGCTAATGCCACTGCTCCACCGACTGCAACAGCGGTCGATGTGTTGCGGATATTTTGAAGTTTCTCCTGCTGCCTGTGGTAACGCTCTTGAATCTGCTGTACCTGCTCCATTCTGCGACGACGTTGTTCAAGTTCGGTATTGGTGCGGTTGATGGCTTGGGCTAATCGTTGTTCGTCAGCGGTAAGGTTGCTGGTATTCATCCCCAGTGCGTTCAGGCGGTCACGGGTCTGGGTTAGGGTTTGGTTTTGGCTTTGTAGGCGCTCATTTAGTCGCTCGACCGTACGCTCGGCTTGTTGAAAGTTGCGAACCAAGGTCTGCGATGGATTGGCGGTGGCTTGCATTTGCTGGCGTAAGATCGCCAAACGTGCATGGGCTTGGGCAAATTCGGTTTGGGTTTGTCGCACTGCAGCAGATTGCGAATGAAACGCACTGATAAGCCGCTGCTGATTTTGTAATGAACGCATTTCGCCGTTGGTCTGACGAAATGCTTGGGTTAACCTATCTGCCTGTGATGACATTGACTGCAGGGGGGCTGTCATACGGTCAATCAGTTCGACGGTTGCCTGTAGTGTTAGATTTGCCATGATTGCCTACTGTCAGTTATTCATCTGGGTTGTTACGGATACGGGCTTGTTCTCGCCACTCGGCTAGCTCATCGATGGTCATGTTGTACATGACATCGGGTTGCCAGCCGAATACTAGGGCGATATCGGCGATACAATCTTCTACTCGGTTGGGGTAGCGTCGCTCTCTGCTGCCTTGGCTGTGAACTTCGCTTTGGTAAAAAAATCCGCGACTTCCAAGCCGATGTCCATCAGGTCGGCGGCGTCCATTTGCTTGACATCATTGGCATGAATAACCGGTGTAGTGATGCGTGGTAGCAATGTCGATAGTGCGTCCACCTTTGCCATCGATACATCGATAAGGGTAAGACCACGTAAGTCACCGCCCAATGGACGGCGTAAGGTAATTTCGGCAATATCGGTGTCACCCCGTTTGATTGGGCTATCCAAAGTAATGGTTTTGAAGGCTTCTTTTGTCATGATAAATTCCTAAAAAAATATGAGGTAAAAAGGACGTATGAATATTACGCCCCATCTAAAGGTTATACCGTGATATATAAGCCCACGGCATTGCGGATGGCTTCGAGTTGGTCGACGCCATCAATGACGCACTTCATGGCTAGGGCATCGATCTCAATCACGTCCTTGCCATCGACTGATAAGCGATAGTAAGACAGCACGTATTTGAACGATTCTTCGGTATCGTCACCCAGTTTGGCAGAGCCAGGATCGATTTCTTCAAGGCGTCCAAGACAGTAGATATCGACGGCAATGACGCTGCAATCATCATCGCGCTGATAAGCTCCGCTAAATGATAATGGCACGGCAGCGATGCCAGGTTTGGCAAAGTCACGGTAAAGGTCAACTTCATGACCGCCACATTTGACAGTCATTTCCATTGGCTCTTGACCCAAGTCCACTTTGACGCCCATATCCATACCACCTGCACGGTAGTCTTCTAGGATACGGGTAAGTTTTGGCAGCTCGATTTCGGGGATTTGTCCTTGATATAGCTTTTGTTTGCCATGACCTTTGTAGAATAAAAAGTTCTTGAGTTTACGGGGTAACATGGGCGTTCTCCTAGGCTGCCATCATGACAAGGTCGGCAAAGTTGACCAGATAAGTGTCGGTGATGGTTTGATTTAAGTTAAGATTTTCTAGCACCGGTACAGGGGTAAAGTCATAATCCAAGTATAACTTGCCTTGCATCAGTAAGGTTTCGCTATTAAGTTCGGTGTTGTACCAACACTTTGCCCCAATCAAGTAGCCAAAATTTACCATCTCGGTCAGCTTTGCGTTAATCGCACGGATGATGTCTCGTACAGTGGTAGGGTTTAGTGGCTGGTCGATGAACTGGAAACTGCCTTGGTTGATGGTCTCACGGATAAACTGCGACGTGCGAACGACAGGCTCAAACATATATTCAGGCTTATCACTGCAAGTACGGTTGCCCCAAAAGCGAAAGCCATTGTGTTGTATTACGCTGGTTACGTCATGGGCGTTTAAAAACCCCACTTCCGTATCTGGGTCTGTCAAGTCCCATGTACGGGGATACTTGATGCCGTCAACCGTGTCGATGGCGACGTTACTGATGGATTTGACAAAGCTATATGGATGGTTTTTGTCAAGGTGTGCCCGTAAGGCTAGGGCTGTGGCGATAATTGGGGTCATTTGGGCTCCTTAGTGTCAAACAAAAAACGGTTAGCAGTACCCATGCCGATTTTGACTAGCTCGGTTTTGGGTGGTAATTGGTGTAATACGTGCTCGATGCCGTAGCGTTCACGTTGATAGCGACAGCAAAGTTGGTCGTTGTTGATATAGGCAAAAATCACATCAGAATTGGCAGTGTTAAAAGCGCGTTTGTCATCTAATGACACGCGCGGATTTTTGGCGTTTGAAAAGTCTGTGATAACTTGAGATTGGCTCACCGTATCGTACCAGTACAATTTTGCGATACCGCCTGATACATAAGTCAAAACTGGTCGCATATTTTGGTCAAAGGTTAAGTCAACCTCAGTGATATCTGACACCGCTAGTAATGTTTTTGACGTATCTTTTGGCAAATCACTGCGCTGGATATAAATAGCCTTGCTATCCGTCCATGCGCGCCACGTATGCGATATTAAGCCTTGGCTGGTGTCAGATAATCCAACACCGCCTTGTTCCCATGATTCGGTGATTGGGTAGGCTTTGTTACGTGGTGCTAGTAGGATGCCGTTGTCCGTCGTCTCAACGGTTGAGAGACCAGTGGCTTGCGGCAACATTACAATGCGCCCTCATAGCGACCCCATGAGATTTCAATAGGGATGGTAAGTGTTTGAGTATTGGTTTTAGTTATTGGGCTGTCATTAGCGACTGAACCGAAGCGGATTTGCCAACAACCAATTTTAGCATCCAATACAACTGTTCTAATACTGCCGTTTGCCTCATTAACAGCAAACGGTAAAAGTGCGATTCTTTTGTATGAAGAAGCTACATAAGATTGCATTGTAGAATTAGATATCTCCGCAAGTTTATTAGTAGGTGACGCTGTGATTGCTGATAAGTCGCCACTACAAACACTTTGATATTTACCTACAGAACTTGCAGGTGAAACATTATTAAACTGGCTTAAATAGTATGAGCTATTCCCAACGTTTGCTAATTTAAATTGATAATTATAAGCGACAGAACCCCCAGCGCCATCTAACAAATTTATCTGCCCGGTTTTATCAGTGATATCATAAACTGCCCATACTTTGTAATAAATCTCAAGCACTTCACCGCTTAATACTGTGATGGTTGTAGGATTACCTTGGCTATCTTTAATTAGTGCGCGAGTACAAAGAAAATACGTGGTAGTGGCACTGTAAGTTGAGGCTAAACCTAGCTCACTAATATTGGTATTGTTTAGCCCACTGAAAGAGTATTTTCTTACCCTATTAGTCTTATATAGATTCCCGTCAGTTGAGGCATTGTAATTATTTTTAGTTGAAAAATCAGCACCACTAACCCCTGCTATAGCAGTATCTAATTTATTTTGCGTATAAACTGGTTGGCTATTACCACTGCCAATGACGCAATATGCCATCATGTCTGAACCATTATTACCACCAAAAAAGTCCAAGCCCTGATTTAAAATCAGATTTTTTTGATAGCCAGTATCAATCTTTGTACTACCATCGACTCGTTTCACCACAACACGAAATTCACCTGCCATACCCATATTTGCTTGCATAATAACTCCTTAAACTGTTTTTAATGTGATATCTAGTGGCTTAACTGTTGGTTGATACGCATCACCATCGACACTGTTACTAACCACCACGCGTTTTAACGTGATATCAAGCGGTTTAATCGTTGGTTGATAAGCGTCTTTATCATCAACATTCACCCTACTTACGATTGATTTAAGCGTGATATCTAAAGGTTTAATTGTTGGCTGATAAGCGTCTTTATCGTCAACCTGTTTACTTAGAAGAATATCACGCATGGTGATATCTAACGGTTTGATTGTCGATTGATAAGCGTCTTCACCATAGCCACGTTTTAAGATATCTTGAAGCGTGATATCGAGCGGTTTAACCGTTGGTTGATACGCGTCTTCTTTTTCAATCAATGTTGGATAAAGACGGCTGGCATAGACAACACGCTTACCAGATGCTACTTTCCCAGCGGCTTACCCCATTGATTTTCAATGAGCATCAACTCACGGGCGGCAAATGTCGCGCGGTATGCCTGAATCGCTGCCTTATCGGTTAATAAATCGCCGTTTTCAGCGCGGGGGCTTGCATAGACAAAGCCCGAACGCTTTTTGGCAATCTCGACCAGTTTTCGCGTCATGGCAGGTGTGTCAATCTCAGGTGCACCTAAAATTTTTGGGGTGACGCCAAGTCGGCTTTGACAAGTCAACAAAATATCTAAATTATCTACCTCTGCCACATCTGACAAACGCAAGACCACGACTTGGACATTCTCGATAGCTTTGATGGTGCGTAGGCAGTCCTGTAGTAGTGAGCCATCCCCTGCTTTGGTGATATCATCGGTAGTGATACCTGTCAGTAGTACGGGGGTATCGTTGGGATAATGGGTGTCATCGGCGGCATCGCTAGTACTAACTAAGCCGATGACGCTCATGTTGATGGATTTCATAATCGGCGTGACTTTGCTACTTTCGGTAGAGGTAATGCCGTGGTGGAAGGTTGTAAGTGCCATTTTTATATCCTTTTTAATTAAGCGGTGCGAAGCCAGTAGCCTGTGACGATTGACGGTTGAATGTTGTTGTGAGGCACATCAGACCCTAACGAATCGGTCTTCAAATTTGCTGCTGCACTACTGGTGCTTTCAGTTGCGGGTCTGCCAGTACCACCAATGCCGCCAGTCACGAAATTGATATTAAAATTATGACTCGGCATCTCTTCAATCTTGAGTTTGTGGGTGTTTTCACCAAAGGTATTACCCATTGTTTTGTATTCGGCGATATCACTAGTATTATCGCTAAAACCGACAGGTGCGCGACCTGCTGCATAGCGTACCCATGTACCATAACCGTGATGGGCTTTTACTGCGGCAGGGTCAGGATGGTCGATGGTTGTCATGTAGATATCACCGACTTTGTAGCTTTCAGTTTTTTTGGTTTCAAACTGCTGTTTAAGCCAAAGCAAATTTTCAGCAAGCTGCTTGGTTGCTAAATTGGCATTGCCATTTGCGCCACCCATAATTACTTCGTTGGTTTCGACTTGATTAATCTCATCGTGCCATTGCGGTGTAATTGCTAAATTCGACATAAGTTGTCCTTTAAATACCTATTGATAAGTTACTGTGCCATCGTACTTGTGTTGCCCGTCATAGCGCACTTTGTCATTGGTGGGGTCATACCTCTCCCATAAATAACTGGTGTAGCCTTGGTAATGGTCAGGGTATTGATTGTTCTGGATGACGTCACCAGTATCTCCGACATACATCATCGGCAGGTGGATATTCGGGTCGCTGTCCTTGACAGCTAAAAGGTATACCCCCTCGAGCTTGCGCCAAAATGTCGGATAACCAAACCACGCATCAAATAACGGCTTTGGATTATCAGGGGTATGAGACCAGTATTTACAACCAATCGGAAACATCAGTTGCGATAGCAAAGTAAAGCGTTCATTGACCCATGCTTTACTGGCTCCTACAACTGTTGGATCGGATTCGATGATGACGGTCGCTAGGCTTTCAGCTTTGATACTAAACACTAATTCCATATCACCGCCTGCCCCTTCAGTCAGTAAAGGACGATAGCCACCGTGGAAGTTACCAACATAGACCAATTTGCCCGTGACATCGACAATGCCAATTTCATGAATGTTAAAGCCGCCGATATTGGACGCTACGATAGCCGTCACTTCGATGGTAGTATCATCCACGACTTTGACACGGGTAACTGGCACACGGGCGGTTTCATGTACTAAGCCAGTCTCACCGAGTCGGCTCTCGGGTAGATATGGCTGATTATTGGCATCACCTAGCAACACACTGACCAGCTGTATCGGTGTAGCAGTGTGGGCATTGGCAATGACTTGTTTGCCGTAGTTAGTCAGAAGGATGTAATAGTTAGACATTAAATAACCTTTGTATCCAAATAAACAGTCTCACCTACTCGGCAAGCGCCTGCGATAAAAAATCTTGTGTCATGTACTATACTGGCATCAACACTAAAAATATCTCTGGCAGATTTGACACTATCAAGCGCGGTATAAATCTCTTGATGTTGTTGTACGCTTACACGCCCAGATGTAATGCCCACTGTAAAAGTAAAAGGTTTGCCTTTGGGTGATAGCTCATGCCATGCTGTTAAATTATGCCCCAAACCAAGATTGTTCATCGCCTGGCTTAGGGTTGACTGTGTACCACGTTGTTCGTTGAATGTGCGTGCTTCTTTGATAACTTGGCGTTTGGTCTGCTCAGACCAATCACCGCTCCAATACTCAACCCGCCTTGCCCAAGCAAGCCACGGCAAAAATGGTACAGGGCACGTATCAGCATCTATTAGTTGATAAAACATCACGGGGATATCACGTATCCGCATGGCTTGACCCTCGATGAGTTTTTCAAGCAATGTGCTATTTTTGGGTAGCAAGGACTGGTCAAGATAAGCCTCTGCGGTATCATCAAAGGTGGGCATATTAGACATCTCTATACTCCACAGCACCTAGCATTACGCCTGTGCAATTTGCATACTTGCCCTTTGGCAGATTAATATCAGTCAACGGAGCTAATAGCTTGACGCGTTGGACGCCTGCTTGATGTAGTGCATGATGCAATCCACTGATGGTCACGTCATAGCCAAGGTAACGTACCTTCTCCAAGTACTTATCTAATTCAGCTCTGGCAGTTGCCATCACTACATCTTTATCGGGACCTGGATAAAGGGTCAATTCTGCTTGCACATCGAAACCAAAAGGCTGCCCGCTGGCAATACGCACTTGGTCAGTAAATGGCTTTCGATTCGGATTGTCGACGGCTTGACGCACCTTCTCTTTAAGTATGTCAGATGCGACAAGTTCACTATGGCTTTGCACATAAACGGTTACTACGCCAGCGGTAGCGGTCACTACGCTGATATCTCGCACATCGCCATCGGAAGATAATGCCCAAAACATATAAGCCCCTTCACTCCCTGCAGAGGCGCGTTCAGGTTCTAGCTGAATACGTCGGCGAAACGCATCATCTGATTCGTAGATATCTGGCATTGGTGGAACGGCATTTGGATTGCCTTGTTTAACTAGCAAACGACTGACATTGACCGCTGATGCCAGATGGTCAAGTGTCGTGCCTGTGGCGTATGCCAATAGCATGGCTTTTGCGGTTTGGTTGACCTGATTGGTCTTGAGCATATGCAAGTAAGCCACGGATTCTAATAGCTTGGTCAGCGGGTCACTCTCGAGGCTCAATGCGTCAGTAAGTGATGGATCACGGCTGATAAGGTCAGCCTTGATAGCTGCCAACATATTTTCATAGTCAATCGGGATTAAAACATCAGGAGCTGGTAATCCAGATAAGTCAATACGGCTCATAGACTGGCTCCCAGTGATAAAAAATCACGGTGATTGGTCTTGGTAGTGACCAATTCATAGTCAATCTGCAAGGTGGCTTTGCCGTCCATCGATGGGATGATATTAATAGCCGTAGGCTTGACACGTTTTTCCCAGCGCATAATGGCATGGATGATTGCGGCACGAAGTTGCATTACAAGACGGGGTGATGCGGGTTGGTCAATCAAAAAAGGCACAAGCGACCCATAATCACGACGCATAACACGGCTACCAATCGGCGTTGTCACAATATCTTTTAGACTTTGCAAAATATGCTTATCTTCTGTCAAGGCTTTGCCTGTGGTGCGACTCATACCTTTGACATTCATGATAGTTATGGTCTTGGGGGTTTGGTTAAGCATTCACGCCCCCTGTTGAACTATTACCGGTTTGTACTTTTTTGTGGGTATGCTCGTTATAAGGTATGCCGTTGATGATTAACTCAGCGTCAATAGCAGCACGATTGGCAGATAAATTAAAATCGTTAGCATGGATATGAGCATTGTGGCAATCAATAGTGACCACATCGCTACGAATAGCAGTTTTTGAATCATTGGGCAATTCGATGGTTAATTGATGGGTGGCATGATTATATGAAAACACTGCACCATCATCACAGTGCATAGCCACAGTAGCAGTATCGGCGGTGGGGTTGGGCTGATTGTCATAAGCAAAACTTCCTAAGACAAGGGCGGTTTCCAATTCACCTGTTTCGCTGATTAGGTAGACTTGTTCACCGACATGGGGCGGATTCCACACCTTAACTTTACCCATACGCACACTGCCAAATGGTAGCCAGTCAGTAACAAGGCTGTCGATTTGCACACGGCAAACGGCATTGGCATAGTCAACTTCGGTGACGATGCCACGGTTGACCATGTTATTCATGCGTCTTTCGTTTTCTGGGCTAAGGCTTGACATAGACAGCTATCGGTTAAATTTATTGATAGCATATCGTGATAGATTTCTAAGCGGATTGACATGGGCAAAATGCGTAAAAGTAGAGTTTTACGCAAAATAAATCCGCTTTAGTCGTTGGCTAGAATCATATTGCGAAAGGCGGTTTCCACTAGTTTGATATCATCGTCATTAATGCCTAATAGGGTACGCACAGGATACGGATATTTTTTGGTACTGCCTTGTCGTACTTCGGACAGTTGTCCTGCTTGGTGAATTTTGGCGATGCGCCCTGCACTGCCACCAAAGCCAATTGCCACTTGGCTATCAGTGGCTTTAACTTGGAAATATCGGGCGTTGGTAATCTCCCGAAACATGGGGCTATTTTTAACTTGTAGCGGGGCGACAAACGCATTGCCATCGGCATCAGTTTGGGCGGCGGTACGAGCTTGGTTTGCCTTGCGTAACTCAATGCCCAATTTGCGGGCGACTTGGCGACGCTTGGCAGGTGACATTGTTTCGGCAATGCCACGCACCCATAATGGCAGTTGGGTTAAATCATTGCTCATCGTTTAAGTAAGTCTTTTAACAATGGGTTAAGGTGTGGGTTGTCTGGGATAATGGGGCAAACGTCCACGGCATAATCGCCTTTATCGTCAATCGCCACGACGATAGATTCTTGCAAATCTACGGTAAAAACCACGGTGGTACTGGCATTGCTTAGGACGTATGAGGCAAAGGCAATTGGCGATTTGCTGTTGGGTGGTAATGGGTCTTGGTTACGTTGATACCAATCAAGCAGGGGAATAATGATGTGATTCGGGTCAAGGCTTTCGGGGTAGTCGTCAATCTCTATTACGGCTGTGTATTGCTGGCGATGGCTCAATGACTGCCCCGACCATACAACACTGCCCTTCTCGACCGTCAAAATCAGACGGTCGGGATTATCGGCTAGATGCCTAACCTTGGCTAGGATATGCTCACGCAAAGACCCAATTAGTTTCATGCATTCCTTACCTTGTTCATATAGGCGTATTTATTATTGGCACGTGCCATTTTGACATCATATTGGTTTTGGCGGTAGGCTTTACCATTGTAGGTTAAGGCAAATAATGCCCAATCTTTGCTACGGATGGCGTTTAGCAAGGTTTTGTTGGCTTGGATAAAGCGGACAAAGGCTTCGAGTTGGCTGGCTTCAGCCTTGGACATTGCCAACACAAAATCAACCACGGACTGATAGCCCAGTGCTTTCCAATGATATCCCATGATTTGAAACATTCCCCAACTGGCGGATTCTAGTGCAATCGTGTTGTCGAGCTTGCGGGCTTTCTCGATACGGCGGTGTTCGGCTTCTCCACCAATATAGCCGCCTGATTTGGTGTTGATAATATCAGGGCATTGGTTAACCATTGCGATAGCTTTGTCATAGCCATACTTATCTTTGTATCGGCGATACATGACATGACGTTCAAATAATACGGTAGGTCGCCATTCTCCTGCGTGGTCATCATACAAGAATCCGCCTTTTGGGCTTTCTATTTCGGCAACGGCTCGGATTGCAGAGACATCACAGCGTAAGGTTTTGGCAGCGGCAATAAAATCCGCATCGGTTAAGCTGGTCGGTTTTGGTGATGTCATGCTATGCCCCTGCGTTTTTTAAAGCGGTGATATAAATGCCGTAATGTGTCCAAAAGCGTTTGGCCTTGATGTAGACAATCACGGATGATGCAGCAAGTAATACCCTAAAGACGGGTAAGGCAAAAATACCGCGGGTGCCATCATACTCATCAAAAATCACTGATACACATGACAGCATCAGCATGAATATGGTGACCGTGATAATCCAGCCAAATTGACGGTGATACTTGATAATCGATAACGCACAAACAATGGCGATAACGGCAACCGATAAAACATTGATAAAGTTAATGAAGGTCATCGCTCTGCTCCTGCTCCTTTGCATTCATAGTTGGGAAAAACTTGTCGACGTAGTGATTGAATAAGGGAATAATACGGTTATTAAGTACACTTAATGCTGGTAGAATCAGCTCACGACATACCAATCCAAACGCCATTGCATAGCCCACGGAAAATTTGCCATTACTCAGATAATCAGCTGCTAATGGGGCTAGTACCAACGAAAAAACGATACCACTTATGGCATTTTGGGCACGGGCTAATAATGGTTCGTTGCGTATCATCAAAAGTCGTAATAACGCCCCTGCAATTGCCCCATAAATTACTGGTAAGTTGGCAATAAGCCAATATAAATGTTGGTTGCCTAATTCATCAATATTCATTATCAATCCCATAGCTGAATGATTGACAGTGTCTGTACGGGCTTGGCTATCGGCAGTACGATGGTCACGCCTGATTCTAAAACTGCCGTGTTTTTTAAGTGTGGGTTGAGTGCCATAACTTGTTCAGTAATAGCACTGGTATAGCCGAAATAACGCTGGCAAATCATGTCGATGGTATCGCCTTGTTTACTAATGACTTGGCGTGTATCGCTCATATCAGTTCTACCACCATAAAACCCGAATCATCTGGGTCATCATTACCCAAAATCAGATTGATGGCGTGGCGGACGTCACGACGATAGGCATCAATCTGTGGGGTGAGTAGGTCGCCCCGCTTGGTACTGTCACTGGTACTGTCAAAGTCACGGTAATGTTCGGTGAGTTTTGCCCGTGCTTCATTCCAAATTGCCGTCTTGTATAAAAAAACGTTGTTAGTCAAATAAGCCAAGTCATAATCTGCCAAGGTCATCTCTGGCAGTATTGGCAAGGGAAATTTAACGATTTTTAGTTCACGGTTAATTTCTGCCATCGAAAATAACAAGGCTTGTTTCATCCGCTCGGGGGTCACACTGCCATCCAGTCGTGATGCATCGGCAAATTCTTTGGTCGATAGGTCAGGGAAAAACGGGTGAAGGTTTTTTACATTGGTATCGATGACAGGGCTAGTGGCAGAAAATCCCATGAGTAATTGACCTATTTTTTATGTTTTGCTTTGGTACGGCGGTTATTGCGTGGATTATGTCTTAATGTGACAACACCTGTTGCCGTTGGATTGTTCCACTTCATCATATAGGGCGAAACGGTAGTGGCTGATAAGATTGCCGCTGCTAGGGATGTTGGGTGGATGCTCATTGGTTATCCTTAAATTGAGGCGGTGGTCAAGCATCAGACTATTAAAAACAGCGTCAACTTGAGCCGCCTCGACGGTCGGGCTACGACATAGTTTCGGATTCTGAATCATCATCATCCGATGTTTGGTTAAGTAGTTTTTCAAGACGTTTGATTGAGCCTTTTACGCCTGATTTGGCATCATGCTGTAACGCGATTTTGTAAGATGCCAATGCCGTGGCAGGATCGTGGGGTTCGGTCAGCTCACCGATGATTTTGGCAAGCTTGGCACGCACTTGGTCAGGTACGTCCTGGTCAGCGGTCATGGTCGATGCTCGCAATACCTGCCCTTCATCAAATGGCTGTTCGGCTAACATCAAGCGTTTTGCTGTGTCTGCGACTTCTTCTGCAATCACCGTCGCTAGGGTGCGTTGATGGTGGTCGGGCATGGTCAAGCCGTGCTTCAAGGCATAATCAGCGATATCTAAGCCCCGTTCAAAATTGCCCACGTCAATATGCCATAGCATTAAGGTGGTCAATAAGGGGTCGGACTTGCCTGTGCCTGTGGACAAGGTGGCATTAATCCAGTCGTCATAATGCGGTAGCAATTCAGCTTTTTTGGCGATTTTGCCAAGAATTGACTGAATGCTATGCAAGGTGCGACGGTCTTCAACGAGTTTAAGATTGAGCATATCGTAATTGCTGCCAAACCCTTCAGAAGTTGGTTTGGCAACTTCTGATTGAGCAATGACGGATTGTTTGTGTTTTTTGGCTAAACTATCGTACATTGGTTAGCCCCTTAGATTACAAGCTGGATATTTTCAATCAGGCAACCTGCTTCGTAGTTTTCGACCACAAACGCATCATTAGATGACTCGTAGTTAGTGACACGATCATATTCTGGTTCATCACGCACCAAACGACGACGTGCAGATTCTTGGTAGTAAATTGACAAATTTTCTAGTGGCTGGATAAATATGGCGTTTTCAGCCAAGTAAGGTACCGTCATTGACTGGACGCCACCAATGCGGTCCATACCTAAAATAGTATTGACAGCTAAAATCTCACTGGGTACAGAATTGCTGTTGAGCATTGGGAAATGTCGATTGGTGACTAAACCACGTCCGACCATCACACGCAAACGAGTGTCATCGCGATAAATTGGGTCGATTAGATTGTTAACCGCATCGTACACCAAGGCATCAAGATTGCCATAGTCACCACCTGCACCGACCAGAATTTCACCGCCTTGTTTGCCAGCAGATAAGACGTTTTGCGGGGCATGGTTACGGTATTTTTGTAACCAACCTACATTCACGTCTTGTAATAAAGGATTAGCGGCACGATCAGTTTCGACTGCAACTTTGGTACCATTAAAACCAATCATGATACGGGCTAAGGCCTGACTTTTGACAATCAAGTCACGGATTTTGATTTCAAAGTCGGTATGACCTGCCCATGCGTCAAGCTTGGCATAGGGGATGTAGGTATCATAGTCTGTCTTGGCACAAAAGTACTCGTTAACTGCTGAAATGCTAGTAGCATCGACGGGTTGACGGCGATGACCAGCAGCGGTATTGGTACGACTTGCATGAGGGTAAGCATCTAGCCCTAATACTTGTCCAGACTGTTCAATGACAGGGACAATATTGATGAGCTTGAGAAATTCGCTAGATTCTTGAAGGCGTTGTTCTAATCGTTGTTGTACGGCTGGACTGACTGAAAATTTATCAGTCGCGGCAGCCACTTCGTTTAATAAAGCAACGTTTGCCACGTAGGCAGTAAATAGTGCACGGGTAATATTACGCATGGGGTGTCCTTATATGGCAAGTTAGCAATCGGTTTTTTGATAATCGGTGGAAGCACCAGTGGCTGGTGGGCGCTGGTTGTAATTCAAGTCAACAGTGGTATCAAGCGTACCCTGCACCTGTGCTAGGGCTTGTTGTTGTTCGTTTTGGTGTGTTTCGACAGCATCGATTTTTTTGGTTACTTCACCAAAATTGGCGTGTAAGGCATCATGCGATTGGGCAAGGGCTTTAAGACCTGCTTCAATATTTGACAAGGTTGTCGGTAGGTGCGATAGCAGTTGGGCGACGCTTTCGGCTTCTTGTTCTTCAGGGGTTTTCTTGTCGCTGAATAATCCTGTAATAGTCGAAAATACTGACTGACGAGGCTTGTCAAAATCACCTGTAAATTCGGCAGTCGATACCACATTGGTCGTTTTTGATTTGCGGGCAGATAAAGGGTTTTCACTGGGATGTTGTTGGCAAAACTGCATATAGCTTGTACCAAGACTGGCAGGGCTGTCGGTACACGCCAAACCGACTAAATACGCAAAACCTTTTTCAGCAAAGTTCGGGTCGTACTCAATAGAGAAATGAACTTTTTGACGGCTCTGGGCAAGGGCGATTAAGTCATCCGTTGGGTCAATTTCGGCAACCAAATAGGTTTCGCCGTTCTCAACTTCGGTTTCTAACGCCGTTACATCACCATAGCAACGAAAGTCGCTGTTGGGCAACATGGATTTGAAGTGTTCGAGATTGACACGGGCGTTATAGGTGGCAGGGTTGTAGTTGGCTGCCATTTGGTTGATGTGTTCGACGGGAATGGCACGTCCATCGGTCGTTTGACCTGCTTTTGCCACACGAAATTTCTTTTTCATAGGGTTGTCCATTGCTGATTCATGGGATTGACTAAGGGGAATTGGGTAAGAGTAAACTAGCCTGTAATTTGCCACCACTTGAGAGAAAAAAACACAACTAAAATGCGTAAAATCACGGTTTTACGCATATTGAATGTGCGATTTTGTTGGGTGATTGGGTACTGTGACAGCATTTATGAGATGCTAGCCATGACCCAATTTAATGCCCTTGCCACAGGTGAAAACCCCAAAATCGTTGCCCGTTCTCTGTATTGGCAAGGATGGAGCATCACAGCTATCAGTGAAATGGTCGGACAACCACGCACTACGGTGGATAGTTGGAAAAAAGCCGATAGATGGGATGAAGCCAAACCGCTTGATCGTGTTGAAGGCACACTAGAAGCCCGCATGGTGCAACTGATTTGGAAAGACAGCAAAGAAGGCAAGGACTTCAAAGAAATTGACCTTTTGGGTCGGCAGATGGAGCGTATCGCCAAGATTGAAAAATATCAACAATCTGGCAAACAATCTGACCTAAACCCCAATTTATCCAGCCGTGGACGAAAGCAAGGACAAAGGCAAGTCAGTAACGTCATCTGTGAAGAACATATTGAACTTTTCAAAACTGCTTTTATGGATGGGCTGTTTGATTATCAAAAAGGTTGGTATCGGGCAGGCCTTCTCTACCGTATCCGCAATTATCTTAAATCCCGCCAAATCGGGGCGACTTGGTACTTTGCCCGTGAAGCCTTTATCGATGCCATTGAGACAGGGCGAAATCAAATCTTTCTATCCGCATCCAAAAATCAAGCCCGTGTCTTTCGGGAATATATCATCACTTGGGCAAAGGAAGTGGCAGAGATCGAATTAACAGGGGAAGTGATGACCTTGACGGTTCAAACCAATGGGCAGGAATATTATCCCAGTCTGTACTTTCTCGGCACAAATAGCCGTACTGCCCAGTCCTATCATGGCAACGTGTATATGGACGAATATTTTTGGATTCATAAGTTTACCGAATTTCGCAAAGTTGCATCAGGCATGGCAATGCACAAAAAATGGCGCCAGACGTATATCTCAACGCCATCATCCAAACAGCACCAAGCCTATAAGTTCTGGACAGGTGAACACTTCAACCGTGGCAAGTCCAAAGAAAATCGCATTAACGTTGATATAAGTCATGCCAATTTATCATCGGGCAAACTCTGCGATGATAAGCAGTGGCGGCAAATTGTGAATGTCTATGATGCCATAAACGGCGGTTGTGACCTGTTCGATATCGACGATTTACGCATGGAATACAGCGACGATGAGTTTAATAACTTGCTGATGTGTGAATTTATCGACGACACCCTATCCGCTTTCAGCGTGCTAGAAATGCAGTCGTGCATGATTGATACAGTGGAAGAGTGGCTAGACTGGAAACCCTATACGCCAAAACCGCTTGGCAATAAACCTGTATGGGTGGGCTATGACCCATCATTGAGCCGTGACAGTGCTGCACTTGTCGTCATTGCTGCCCCTGATACCGTTGGCGGTGTACTGCGTGGAATAGAAAAAATTCAGTTCAAGGATCCTGACTTTGAGAGCCAAGCCAATGTCATCAAAAGTATCTGTGACAAATACAACGTTGAATACTTGGCTATTGATAAAACAGGGCTTGGTGTCGGTGTGTATCAATCCGTGCAAAAATTCTACCCCAATGTCGTCGGATTGGACTACAACCCCACGCTAAAACAAGAATTTGTCTTAAAAGCCAAAGACGTGATAAAGAAAAAACGTTTGCAGTTCGATTATGGCTGGACAGACGTGGTCGCCGCCTTCTGTTCTATTCATAAAGGCATGACAGACAGCGAACGCATGATTACCTACAAAGCCGATAGAAGTGAAGAAACAGGACACGCCGATTTGGCGTGGGCAATGATGCACGCCCTACATCATGAACCATTAGCCATTGCACAGGGCGAAAGTGAATCAACCTTGGAGATTTATGAATGACCGAAAAACACACTACCCAACAAGCAACTGTGGAAGCCTTTAGTTTTGGCGACCCTGTGCCTGTTCTAGAACAATGGCAGTCCTTTTATTTTGGAGAAGCGAATATCTTTGAACGTTGGTACACTACCCCGTTCGATTGTGATGCCCTTGCAAAAACCATGAAAGCATCACCCCATCACAGTAGCCCCATCTATGCAAAACGCAATATCTTAGCTAGCACTTTTATCCCGCATCCGCTGTTAAGCCACCGTGAATTCTGCAAACTTGCGTTGGACTACCTAACTTTTGGCAATGCGTATGTCGAAAGGGTGAATGCTCGCTCACAAAAACCCTTGAAGCTGAATGTACCACTGGCAAAATATATGCGGGTTGGTACAGATGGGCAGACCTATTACTTTGTCAACAATTCAATCCTAAAACCCTATGAATACAAAGGAAAGGATATCTGTCACTTGATTGAACCAGATATCAACCAAGAAATTTATGGTTGTCCAGAATATTTGTCTGCATTGAATAGCGTGTGGCTGGATGAATCCGCTACCCTATTCCGTCGCAAATACTACATCAATGGTAGTCATGCGGGTTACATCATGTATGTCAATGATGCTGGGGCAAACAAAGACGACATCGAAAATATGCGTAAAGCATTAAAAAACAGTAAAGGCCCGGGCAATTTCCGCAACCTATTCCTGTATTCGCCCAATGGAAAAAAGGATGGCATTCAAATCATCCCCATCAGTGAAGTTGCTGCCAGTGATGATTTCTGGAAAATAAAAGATGCTAGTCGAATTGATATTGCAGCTGCTCATCGTGTACCGCCTCAACTGATGGGAGCAACACCCACCAATGCAGGCGGCTTTGGTGATGTCGCTAAGGCGGCCAAGGTATTTGTTATCAATGAGCTTCAGCCACTCCAAAAAGTCATGCTACAAATCAATGACTGGTTAGGGGAAGAAGTCATTCGCTTTGAATCCTATGCCCTACTGGATGAAGACAAAGTACAGTAA